ATTATATTTGTTTAGGTATTCGATTTATTTTCTACCTTTGGTTTTTTTTCCTTTTCCTTTTCCTTTCTTTACTCTTTTTTTCGTTTGTTTCCTGGATTTCTTTGTTTTTCTTGTTTTTCTTGTTTTCTTTTTTCCTCCTTCTACTTGTTCTGTTTCTCCTTCTTTTTCTTCTGCTGGTTCTGCTGGTGGTGATAACAATGCATCCCAGTTGGTTTGTTTTTCCTCACTCAAATTTACATAATTAGTGTGTGAGATATTACTAGCTAAATCATCCCCTTTTAGATATCCTTTACGAGGTCCGCTTTGATTATAAAGTGTTTTATGTAATACAACATCTTTAATACAATTGGGGTCCTTAGCTATTTTATAGTCTTCTGCATTTCCTTCACAACATTCTCCTGATTTTTTCTTGTTTTTTTGTTGTATTTTTATACCCAGACTCACAACATTATCCGTCTTTATCTTTTACACAAGTTTTATCAGACATATTTATATAATAACGCAAGAAAATAATTACAAATTGCTTATTTTCATAAATGTCTAAAACAGACAATAATACCAAACCTTATTCATTTGGTAACTTCAAATGATATAAAAACATACTTATATATTATCTATTATAATGACGGCTGATAATACACAAGAAAATGAAGAAATGCATGGATGGTATTCAGAAAAACAACAATGTAGTAACATTAAGGATGTAAACACTAAAAGCTTCGAGACAATAAACAAATTAGTATATGTATATTACATCGACAGTTCAAATAACAAGATTCTAGTATCGGAAGTAACCAAAACGAATAAATATACATCCTACTGGGACGACGCCGTCTATTTGGGAACATTGCTACAATTTCATGGGGCATTCGCACAACCTATATAATAGAAAACCGAATCATATAATTCACGATATTTTTCGATAACTTACCATCACTTGGATAATGAATACCGGCTTTCACCCGTACATCATCACATTTTTCCGCTAATTTATCAAACAATTGTTTTTTATCTGGATAACGTTCAGATAAAATATACGACAAGTAATAAGCCTGTAATGCGTGTCCAGCGGGTAATGAGGGTGTATACCCCGTATCCGATTCTAAATAGTCAATAGTAGGTATAATTTGATACGGTCTTGGACGATTAATCAGATATTTTAAAAATAAGATGATAACCGTAATAAACAAACGTTTTGTTATATCACGTAGTTCCTGTTCAGTTTCATTCACATAGGGTAAAAACGCATAGATTACACTGGGATTCGTTAATTCAAAAAATTGGACATCTTCACTATTGCGCATTTTAACTCGTTTCACAACTTCCTTTGCCTCATCATTCTCATAAAACGGCAATGTGGGTAGATATGGAATATATCTTGGACGCGTATAGAGAAAAATCACAATAGATATAACAAATACGGTTTTATAATTATAATTATATTTCATAGTATAGAATAATGGATGATAATAATAATAATAATAATACACTAAATCGTAGTCTCTCACTTTATTACACCTTTGATTATTTTTTTGAAACGACTTAAAGTAGTCCCATTTTAAATATTAAAGAGTGTAATGTTTCATAAGTGGACAGGTGAAGTAGAATCACTTTGTGAGAAAATGCGTATAAATTGTGTGAATTTAAGCGAATATCACAGACGTCGATATTACCATTTTAAATCTTATGGGAAATATTTTCGTCTACCTATCATTATACTGGCTTCTATTAATGCTACTGCTTCTGTTGGTTTACAACCCATATTAGAACAACCAATTATTAGTGGAATCACCTGTTTTATAGGAATGGTTATGGGTATACTTGGTGCGATTGAACTCTATATGGGAATTCAAACGAGTATGGAATTAGAACTCAAACAATCAAAGGAATTCTATTCATTGGCGATTGATTTATATAAAATATTGCGTCTACATCCGGAACATAGAGGAGAGGATGGGAAAGACTATTTAAATAAGAAATATAGCGTGTATACTAAATTATGTGAGGCATCGAATCTATTAAAACGTAAATTAAAGATTGATTTATTAACCACTATTCCCGAGCAATTTGTAGATACATCTAGAACAAATACACCATTGGAAATCGACGCAAATGGACACGCATCGAAAAATTTAAAGGAACAGTGGTCAATATTACAATATATATGTTGTTGTTTTTATGATGAGGATAATATGGATTCGTGTATAGGGGGTAATAAAAACTTACAATTATATAATTTTCCAAATATAGAGGAAAGTATGATGAATTCACCGAGATTTTTTGTAAATCGATTCAAAAATGACGATAGAATGACGGATGAGGATATTGAAAATAGATATAACGCATATAGAGCTCAAGAATCTTCAAAAACACTTATTTCACTGGGTTATGAACCTGATGATTTATTGGAATCCGATTCCAATAAAGCAAAAGAGAAAAAAGAAGAAGAGAAAGAAGAAGAGAAAAAGGAAGAGAAAAAGGAAGAGAAAAAGGAAGAGAAAAAGGAAGAGAAAAAGGAAGAGAAAAAGGAAGAGAAAAAGGAAGAGAAAAAGGAAGAGAAAAAGGAAGAGAAAAAGGAAGCGTCTAATAAAACAGATGTTTCAGAAGAAAAGACAGATGTTTCAGAAGAAAAGACAGATGTACCCACGTAAAATTGATATGTTTTTTGTTAATAAATATATTAACAAAATAACAGAAATATATTATGTCGTGGTATTCAATGTGTGATTTTAAACATTTGGTAGGTAAAACGTTGAGACAAGTAAAAGACGACGAGTCTATTGTGGATACTATAATTACTGGATATGAATTAGATTATGATGATCTTTTCAGACAAACCGATGGTCATGCAGGTTATATGATACATAAGTTTAATTTCGCTGACGGAACATCGCACACATTCTCGAGTATTAGAGAGATAATTACTCGATACGGTGAGCCTATAGAAGAATAAAATTAAAAATAAAATTGAATATTACAAAAAACGTAGTTATGAACATGACTAACTATGTTTTTTAATTTATTGTCTGACTAGCGACTTAGAGTCCACCGGGGAAACCGACAAGGTTAGCACCGATACCGAAACCAGCACCACCACGGGCAGAAGAAGCCATTGTGGGCACAAACACATCAAGCACGCTAAAGGTAGCGGCGGCAGTGAGTGCGATAATAACAACCTCCTCAAGTTTAAGAGACTGCTTGGGGATGGCGTATGCGGCGATCGCAACCATCAAACCCTCAATCAAGTATTTAAGAGCACGCTTTACAAGTTCGCTAAAATCAAACATACCGTCCATTTTCTAAATATAATATAGCATTGGAAAATAATAATTATCATAATAATAGATTAATATGAAAATTACTTAAACATTAAAAAGAATACTAATCATATTATTTGCTAAATGAGTGAATCAAGAGAATCCAAGTTTGAGCGAAAAAATCTACCAAATGGTGACGCAAATCCTAAATATGTGGATGTATTAGACGAGGACCAGGCAATCGCCGGACAACGATTTACAACAATGTCTTTTATCTCTCCTGAAAAGATTCTAGAGAAACGTGAACTGTTTATATTTGATCAGTTTGTTCAAGAATGGGATTTCACAAAGTCTATGGGCAAATTCGGAGACTTCATTAATTTCATTTCTTATAAATACAGTTTGAATGTAGAGACACTTATGGGTGATTATAATGACTTTTGTAAGGAAGAGCAAAATACTCTTCGTGAAGGATGTGCCGCCGATGATTTCCAGAATTTTTTGGATAAGAATGAAGAACGTCTAAATGAAAAATTCTCTAGGGAACACGGATTTCAAACATCTGTAAGAGGTGTTAAAACTCGTGGAAATTTCTCAACTCAAGAAGAAGCAGAAAAGCACTGTAAGAAGCTACGAGATAAAGACTCAAATCACGATATTTTCGTGGCTCCAGTTGGAGTTTGGTTGCCTTGGGATCCTAATGCGTATAAAACCGGACGCATAGAGTTCATGGAGGAGGAGCTAAATAAACTTCATCAAGAGAAGATTAAGAACGAGGCAAAGGCCAAGGACGAGTTCGAGAAGCGCGTGAAGGATACGAAACAAAAGGCGATTGAAGAGAACATTGAGAAGGCTGAGAAGTCCGGTAATGTATTGACGCAAACCATTAATGCGGAGGGTGAGTTGGTTGGTGTGAAGGAGACTGTGAACTTCGAGGATCGTGAGGTTGCGGATGAAGAGGGAAGAGAAAAACACGAGGCTGATTTGTTGGAACGTGCGAATAGTGTTCGTTCTCCTGCGGCTAATATCACGAGTGAATTCCAGGATGAGGCGAACAAGGTGGATTAAGTATGAATGAATAAATATATGGCGTATGTTTTGATAATTTTATGATTTCTCTTTATAGAGAGAGACCATAATAGATAAGGGAACATTTGTTCCCTTAACCTTAACTTAAAAGGGGGATCATAAGGGGGATTCGCCCCCTTACTTACCACTTGGTAGTCGTTTTCTTCACATTAATTTGTTGACCAGCACTTCGTTTTCTAGATTTGGATGGATCATATGCTTCATCTTCATCATCTGAACCCATCGCTTTCGAAATATCCCAAAATTCTTTAGAACCCAATTTAAAATCAGGTCGGGTTTCAGCTTTATACCAAAATATCTGGTCATATAATTTATTGGACTTGGAGTTATTATTAATGACCAAACATTCGTAATTTTCGGTGGTTTGGTCCATAACTGATGAGAATGATTCTAATGTAGGAAACATGGACGCATAATTCTCCCAAATACGTTTGCGATTGGTCATATAGGGTTCACGTAAAATAAAAACATAATCGATATTGGTTCTTAAATTGGGTGGTATGCCTAAAGGATATTGCATTGTAATAATAAGCATCACTTTCCAATGACGACCATTCATAAATAAAAGACGCATCATTTTGTCTCGTGTCCAAGTCTGATCATATAGACAATCATCCAAAATAACAAAGGTTCTAGGATCAATCGTCGTTTTTCGAAAGGTCTCGATATCTTTATTCATTTGTTTTAGAACCGTTTTTTGACGCCTTAAAACATTCTCAATGAGTATTGAACTGTATTCTTCATGAATAAATAGTTTTGGAACATGTTTCGCATAAAATCCATTACCCGCTTCAGTTCCTGATATCACAGTTCCAATTGGAACGTCTTGATGATGATATAATAAATCTCTTACTAAAAATGACTTACCCGTATCTCTTCGACCAATCATTACAATAACCGGGCCTTTATTCTCATCGGGTTTAAATGTAATCCATCGCATATCAAATTTTTTTAATTCTAAAGTCATTTTCTATACAATCATTGTTATATTAAAAATATAAGAATACTACGGACATTTTATTTTGTAAATATAATGTGTTTATTTTCTACTAAAATTCTATTATTAGACCTTATATATTAAATGAATAACTTACATTGTTCGATTCCAGATATAATTGACCTATCTGTTTTAGGAAAACAATACGAAGAAACAGATAAATATGATACTAATTATAATCCATATAAAATAGATAAATTACAATTATACAATCCTCTTTATAAAACCATATTTGGGTCTGATATAATACAGGAAGATACATCGACACTTTCACATAAATCCCATATTATAGATTTAAAGAAGGTAAGTGTCCAAGATACGGAATCTAAAGAAACCCCTATTTTTATTAAATTTGCTCCCCTATTAGACCCTTATCGATATATGATTGGTAAATATGAAATTGACGATGATAGTATTCGCACATTACCCACCTTAAATATTAACGAAAATACGATTCATCCAAAGATTTTGTCTAGACATAATGCTTCCTATGTGGACTCTTTTTTCTGCTTTCTATCCAATAAAGTATTACATGAACATAATATTCCACACGGACTCAATTATTATGGGTCATATTTAGGTGTCCAAGAAAAACATCGTGTGAATATCGCTGACGATGTCGAATATTTACGCAATTCAAAATTCTTTAATGATAATATAGGAAAACACTTCTGTATCGAAGATGCTGATTCGGACCTTATTAAAAACCCATTTAGTGCGATGAATTCATCTCGAAAAAATAAACTGAAAATAAATATCGATACCAATGAAATAATATCACTTGATTGCGACGAATTACCTATACTCGATACTGAACCACAATCAAGCAGTCACGAGATTGAATCTATATATAGTAAATCCCCTTCTTCATCACGTTCCTCTTCATCATCCTCCGATTCAACAAGTAGTGATGTTAATTATAGTTCGGATGAAGATGAGAATAATAACGAGAACGAAGATAATGATTCGAATAAAGAGGAAGAAGATTCGGATGAAGAGGAAGAAGATTCGGATGAAGATGAGGAGGAAGAAGAAGAAGAAGAAGAACTCTTTGGATATATTTATAATTTTCCTATTCAAATGATCTGTATGGAAAAATGTGACGGCACATTAGATGAATTATTTGAAAAAGATTTAATGACGTTGGAAAACAGTTCATCTATGTTAATGCAAATCGTAATGACCGTTTTAATCTACCAGAAAATGTTTAAATTAACACACAATGATCTACATACAAACAATATCATGCATATTAAAACCGAACAAAAATTCTTATATTACCATTTTGATAGTAAAGTATACAAAGTCCCTACTTTCGGTAAGATATACAAAATTATCGATTTTGGAAGAGGTGTATATCACTTTAATGGACATATATTCTGTAGCGACAGTTTCGCAAAAGACGGTGATGCGGTTACACAATATAATTGTGAACCTTTCTTTAATGAAAACCGTCCCACGTTAGAGCCTAATATGAGTTTCGACCTATGCCGTTTAGCTTCATCCATATTTGATTTTGTGACCGACATTGATGATGACGAGAATGAATTAGATGAAGTTCAGAAAACAATCAAACGATGGTGCGAAGACGATAATGGGAAAAATATTCTATACAAACGAAATGGTCAAGAAAGATACCCCAATTTTAAACTCTATAAAATGATCGCACGTACGGTTCATCTTCATACACCTGAAGCACAATTGGAATACGATATATTCAAACAATATTTGACCGAAAAAAAAGTCGGTAAAATACAAAAAATAATAGATATCGATAATCTCCCTTATTTGGGGTAAACGTATAAAATTGAAAGGTTTTTTGTTATTGTTATATATAAACACAATAACAAAATGGAGAACAAACAAATATACCAAACCACTCTTTCCCCACATGTACAAACATTTATTTCGTTATTCAAATATGAAAGGGTAAGCATGAGGATAGGCACGAATTTGGGACTAAAAAGAAATAAATCCTTTAAAAAGTTGGATTGTCTGTAAATACCTGGGTAGTCGCATTGTTTAAAACCTTGGTCTCAGTCACCACGTTAAAAAAATCACAAATAGACGTTTGAAAATAAAAATAAACATAACTTCCTGTAACAGAACTCATCAAAACCAATAAACAGTCACGCACAACATCCTTCAACGGCTTTACATCCTCCGAAAAATACTTATGCTCAATGAACTTAGATAAACAAAAAGAAACAGTAATAATAGTCGTTATAATGAATACCTCTTCCATTGCTTTTTTTCCTAAATATATGTTAAAACCGCATTTTTTGATTATAAACGAAACGCATTACAAAATTGATACAAATTCTTTTATTATGAATATATATAAAGAAAAATCATAATTATGTCCCTACATCAGACTCGAATCGACACTATTATTGACCAATTTGTAGAACGTGACTTAAATGAACTATGTAATTGTAATGTTAAATGTGTGTTCAATCAGACATCACGCCATAACATTAGTAACGCAATTAAGACGAGAACCCATAATTTGATGAATAATCGTATCTCTGAACCCTATACCAATAATTTTACTAAATGTGAGAATACCATAATATATAAGATAGTAACGAATGTTATACTTCAATTGTCCCTT